GTTGAGCCACAAACTGTTTACCTTTAGCTTTACCTGCTCTTTTAGCCTTCGTTGTAGCAGCATACTCTTGAGGGCTTAATGCTTTAATTGCTTTTTCTGGTAAGTATCTTTCACCTGTTTCACTAGACTTTTTACCAGACTTAGTTGTCCACTTTTGTTCACCCCATGCTTTTAGTGAACGTTGCGGTTTAGCTAATGCACTCACTTATATCCACCGCCTGCGGCTTTGTATTTTTTAGCAACAAGTTGAGCCTTACGAGCTGACCATTGACCAGCACCTGTACCATGTGTTGCAGCAGCTTTTACTTGAGATACTATTCTTTTACGCAAACTTGGCTTTGTGTAGTTACCTGCAGCGTTTACTTTGCCACCTTCTTTATACTGAATAAAATCTGTGTTATCACGACGTTTTTTAACAACGCCTTTAGGCATTTTATTCTCAGTAGCACTAGGTATCTTAGTCTTTTTTATAGCACCCATACCGCGTGAAGGTCTCATTGTTGAACTCCAGTATTATTTAATAATGTACCTAATCCTTGTTGCATAGGTTGTATTTGTTGCTGATTTACAGGCTGTTGTAATGGTTGCTGTATTGGCTGCTGTACATTTTGTTGTGGTTGCATTACTGTTTGTCCATAAGATGCAATAGGAGTATACGCACTTTGAAATGTTGGGTTGTATGAAGCCATCGAAGGTTGTACCATTCCGCCTGCAGCCATAGTTTTTTCAGTAGGGGTTTCTAAATTAAGTGTAGGTAATGACTCTAAATTCATGCTAGTATTAGGCTGTCCTCCTTGTAATATAGCACTTAAAGCATTTACAGTACCAGGATTTTTACCTGCAGGGGCATTTGCTGGCACTTGTTGTCCAGAATTTAAATTTAAAGTTGTTTCACCAGAAGGATTTAGTTGTTTATTAAATCCTTTTCCAATTACTTGAGCTAATAAGCCACCTGATCCGCCAGCCATTTAAATAATCCGTCCTTTTGTTTTACCTTTAGTAGCACAACCATCAGCACGTTTAGACGCTGATCCTACTGAACCACCAGAAGACATTTTTTTAACAGCTTTACGATATATTTTGCCATACTCTTTATCATAATTAGCAGCTGTTATTTTTCCGCCTTTTTTCATATTTTCTGTAGGTAATCCAGCTCTTTTTCTTTCTGACCTAATAGCATCTTTCATTTCTTCAAAGCCTTGACCTTCTGGACTTGCGGTCCTGCTCATCTCCATGTCAAGATCACCTCTTCTTTTGAAAACGTCTAAACTATCTTTTAATCCTGCACCATAGCTTTTTAAATATTTAGCTTTTTTATCTTGAGCCACGCCTTCTCTCGCTACATCTCGGTTTGTTTTATATGCAGGAAGCTCATCGTCTTCATCTGTAATACGTCTTTTAATTTTTGTTAGAGTTTCTTTTATTGCCATATTATTCTCCTTAGCAAATCTTGCCTTTAGTTTTACCTTTAACAGCAATACCATTAGCTTTAGAAAGTTGACCACCTTTAGAATAACATGATCCACCTTTAGCCATCTTAGTCATGCCTCCTGATTTAAGCTTAGCTAAGTCTGACTTCTTACCACCATGAAGTTGTTTCTCATGCATACCTACAGCTTTTTTAGCCATCTTTTTATCTTGTGCCATATCTTTTTTGTCCATCATACCGCCTTTTTTCATGTAGCCCATTTTATTTCTAACCTCCGTTGGTAATTTTGATAATCCAGGATTTTCACTTGAGTCTACTTCTTTAAGTGCTCCACCTGATCCGAACTTCTTAGTTTTATCTGCTTTCATAAACTCTTCTCCTACTGATTTTGATATACCAACTTTCTTAGCGAAGGCTGGGTTGTTAGCTACGGCTGCCATTAAATTATGTTGCTTCTTAGATTTACTTGGCATTTTGGTTTCTCCATCTTACACATTTTACACAGTTACAATCATTAAAGTAATGACCGGGTTTTGTTATAACTTCTGCTTGTTTTAATTCTTCTTTTACTTCTTCAATAATAGCTTCAACCATTGCTTCAGTTGCTTTATCTTCAGTTCTAATTGGTTCTTTAATTTGTTCAGCATCATGTTTCCTTTTTTTAAATATTCTGTCTATAAAAGCTTTCATGTTATTTTCCTAGCCAGTGCGTCACCATCCAGCTTATAACGCCTGAAATAATAGTAGCAATAGCAATGAATACTTTCCAACCGCCTTTGATTTCTTCTAGTGTTTTTTCAATACCATCTAGACGTGCTTTTAATTGTTCCATTTCTTCCATAATACTATCCACATCTGATTGAATATGTTTAATTTCAACACCGTGTTTTATAACTTCACGTTCTGCGCTCATTTGCAATTCCACCTTTTTAGTGATGCGGCTTTCCTAGTAGGTCTACCTTTTTCATCTTTCATAGGACCAGGCATACCAGACATCCTAGCACAAAACGACTTCTTACGAGGTCCACCTTGTGGTTGAGGAGCCTTGAGGTTTGACCCAGTAGCTGCGTTATACTTTGCCCGACCTTTAGCCGTGAGTCCTGCACCTTTCGATACAGGAAGTTTTTCACCACGTCCAACAGCTAAGCTAGGACCTTTTTTCTTGTTAGCCATAATATAATGTCGCCGTAACAGAAGAACCTAATACCGCATATATACCATTAGGGCATCTAATACCTTCACCTGGAATAAGGACTGGTAAACCTACAGTACTAAAAGTATCTATTTCTAAAAATATATAGTCTTCTGTAAATACACTACATGTTCCAGATGCAGCTCCAGTTGTAAGTGATTGCACAGTAAATGTTGTGTCCCCTGTGACTGTTACTTCATACACACCGTCTCTCATAAGTAAGCCAGAAAAATCTATAGCAACTCTGTCTCCTGTTGTAAGACCATGATTTGTCGATGTAGTTACTGTAGTAGTAATTGGACCTGGTGTTCCTGCGGGTCTATCCCATGTACCTGTTATTGCGCCTGTTGAATCTACTAACGCTATATTTCTTGCAGATGCAGTACCAGAAGTAACTATAATATTTTTTAATCGAGTGGCAAACGAAATGGCTGCACCTGACGATGTTAAATGTTTCGATTGGACATCATATTGCATTGTCATGATAAGTCCTTATCCGTAAAAGATAGTAGAAGTTACAGTATTAGCTGAAGGTAGTCCTACAAATAAACCATCTTGGCCTACAATACCTTCACCTGGAATTAATGTATAAAACGAAGTACCTGTAGCACAATCAATTTCTAATAATTCTTCTTTATATACATTTACGTTACCACTTGTGGTTTCTGATGTAGGAGATACTACAGTAAATGTATTGTCGCCTGTTTTTGTAATAGAATAAACATTACTGTCTCCAGTGCCTGTAGTGCAATTTAAATATACTGAATCTCCAGTATTTAGACCGTGTGCGGTTAAAGTCACTGTAATTGTAGTAGAAGCTGATTGTGCATATGTGCCTGTAGAATATGTGTTATTGAAAACACCTACATGGTAAGTTGAAGATGTACTTGGCGCTACTATAATTCCTTTTAATCGAGTACGATAAGGTACCGCTACACCTGACACTGTATTGTGGTACGACAGTACGTCATATTGCATTGCCATAATTATTCCCCTTTTGTTTCTTTGGCGTCGAGCCGTTCCACTAATGCAGTATATGCATCGATGGCGCCCTGAGATGCTGTAACAAAACTAGATGCTTGGTTACGCTCTGCCTCAAGACGCTTGATCTCAGACAAAAGAAAGTCTTTTGTAATTTCCATTTATTAAGCTGCTGCTGAAACCATTAAGTAGTATGCAGTGCCTGTTGAGTCAATAATTTTAATTGTCTTAGTAGCTGATACTGAAACGGCATTTGCAACCATTGTTGATGGAACATTAAATAGATTTGATAAGCCTGTACCTGCACCGCTGTTTGTGAATCTGATCCATGAAGCGTTTGATGGTAATGTAGCACCTGCGCCTACGTCAGAATCTGCTTGAATAGCTGCAACTGTACCGCCTGAAGAAACACCTGCTGCTAAACCTAAAGTAGCACGTAAAGCATTAGCTGCGCCTGAGATTGAACCGCCTGTATTTACTGATAGAGAAATATGAGAACCGTTAGTTGTTTGACCTGCACCTTGTGCTGCAGTTACTACTGAGAAAGCTCTTAATGTTTCGCCTGCACCTGCACCTGCGAATGTTAATCTGTTATAAGATAAGCGTGTATCACCTGATGCAGCTGATGTTGTTGCATATGATTCGTTGATATTGTCTGCTGTTGTTACTACGATTGGATCTGTTGCTGTACCGCCGATAAAACCATTTAAAGACGACACTGGGCCGCTGAACGTTGTTATTGCCATGATATTTTCCTTCATACAAAGTTAAGCTTATCCGTCTTGTATGCGTCTGCCGGGACAGTCTGATAAGCCGGGTAACCCGGATTCCCAAATAATACCTGAATTGGAACTATTTGCAAGCATTATAACATGTGTTTACGTAGATAATCTATGGCTTTTTGAAGGGTTTCTATATTATCTTTAAAGTGCCCTAAACCTGAATTACATTGGTGGCACAGAAGATCTCTAAGTTTATTTGTTTTGTGACAATGGTCTACATATAAAGGCTCTACTTTACCTCGTCTTACATTGTCATTTGCGTCTTTGCCACATAATGCGCATTTATAATCTTGACTGGCTAGCTTAGTTTCATATTCTTGGGGAGTTAAATTATATCTAAGTTTTAAATTAGATTTTCTACCAATAGCTTTTCGCCATTCTTTAGGCTTTGTTTTTTCATACTCAGCTATTTGAGCATGTCGTTTATCTTTATTTTCTTCGTACCATTTTGCATGATATTTTTTATGATAGGCTTTACGTGTTGCTTCATCTTTGAATGGCATAACGGCTCCTAAGTTCAAAGCATTGTAGCACAAAAAAGGGGCCGAAGCCCCTTAATTTAATAACAGTCTGTTACGATGACCATTATCTGTTCATTACGTAAAGGGTCACTTCAAAGCCAAATCTCATTTCTGTTGCTGCTGGTTTAGTCCATGCTTTCATAATAATCTCCTAAAATTTTATACACACCGTGTGTATAACTACATATTACTCTTATCATTTGCCTGTGGGATAGAGAAAATCATGAATTACAGGCAAAGAAAAACCCCGCCTAATCTGGGTTAATCCTAGTACATTTCCAAGTGTGCTATTAAGCAGCGCCTGGTGAACCCCACATACCGAGAGGATCTGACCAACCGAATGAATAACGCTCACGAGCTTTGTAACGTACGTTACCTGTATCGAAGTCGCCATCCATAGATGTTGATAACGGAGTACGCACAAAGTGTTTCATGCCGTTAGGTACATCAGTTGTTAAGAAGTACGCATCTGGATCTGTTAAGAAGTGGTTAATTGTGTAACCTTCTGGAATTGAACCATTATTCTTAATAGCGTTGATGTCGTTGTCAGCTGTAGAAACACGAAGTTCAGTTTCGAGCAAGCGAGTTGCAACGAATTGATTACCTGGTGGAACTACTAACTTACGTGGTTGAGCAGCGATCAATAGGCCACGCTCATCAGTCCAAGCAGCGATTTGAATAACTGCATTTTCTAGTGCTGTTTCGTTCAAGTCTGTTGGAGTTGATTGAGTGTTGCTGTTTGTACCGCCTGAAACAAGTGGGTGAGCTGTGTTAAATAATGAAACACCATCACCACCGTTGTAAGAACCAGAAGTGTTGAAGCCATTGTTTAATACTGCAGCTGCTTTAACTTGTTTTGTGTAAGCCATAGCGCGAGCTAAAGCCTTTGTGTAACGAGCTGATAATGTGTCATACAAGTTATCTTCTACAGCTTCTTCAGTTAAGCTGAAGCCAAGAGCGATAGTTTGATGATTGTATCGAGCAGTCCAAGCTTCTTGAGCATTGTCATAAGCGATTGCTGTGCCTTCGTTTTTGACTGGTGCTGCTGAGAAACCTGAAAGTTTTGTTTCTTCTTCGAATGAACGTTCTGATGTTTCAGTTTCGTAAATTTCTTTAGATTCTTCACCGTAACGTTTGTATTCTAGACCAAATAATGCATTTAGTCCTGGTAATAGCTCTTTTAGGAGCTGTGCACGTGAAATAGCCATGTTTTATTCTCCTTAAGTTGTAGTGCCGGTTGTTGATAATTGTTGATGCCATGTTCCGTTAAACTTAACGACAACTTCTGAATAGTAACCAGTTGTTGGATCGATAGTTTCTGGAATAAGAGCAGTAACTCTAAATAGTGATGTAGCAGTACTGTTAGCAGAAGAACCATCAATAGATGAATTAATATTACCTGTTGCTGTGTCGCCTGTACCTACTACTAATAAAACGTTTGTGTTTAAAACAGTACCTGCTACTGGAGTAATCGTTTGATTATTACCTGTAACTGCTACTTTAAATTCTGCTGCTGGGTCATTTACAACATAAGCAATAACGTTAGTTACGCCTGATGCTGGTGCATATTGAGCTTGCACTGTTTGACCTGTTGAGTTTGTGTATTGAACACCCATTACAACACCTACAGCGTAAGTACTAGCTGTGTGGGATGCTACTGGTGATACTGTACCGCCATTTACGAATGCAACCACTTGACCGTTATAAACTGCTTGACCACTTGTTACTGGGTACTGATTAGTAGCACCAGCATATGGCATGCCGTCAAAACGATTAATAGGTCTTAATCCGTATGGAGCGGTTACTGTTGGATATGACATAGTAATCTCCTTATATTTATATTATTTACCTTTACCGAATGAAGTCGTAGATTTTGACTCTGCAAAGAGAGGCATACGAGGATCATTCTGTTTCATAAAGCTGTTGTCAACTGCATCGGCTTGTTGTTTTGCTTGCTTAGCATAATGAGCCTTACGTTGTGCAACAAACTCTTCTGGGATCTTGCAAAGTAATAATCCACCAATTTCAACGCCTTCTTTAAAGCGAGAGTTTTGGTCGACCATTAATTTCATTTCAGGGTGGTCCGCTAATTTAACGGGTTCCCATCCTTCACGCATTTTGGAGGATACATTTAGATTATCAGCCTCGTTCATAACACTAGTACGAATCCATCGATAAGCCCAACCAGGTACCTTTTTAAACTCAGGTAGTAATGATGCAAAAACGATTCCCAGAATACTTTGGGGATGCAACGCTAGACGAGGAAACACCCGCCCAGCGCACAAAACCTTCGAATGTAGTTGCTCCGGG